AAGAGTATGGCAACAATCGCTGATATGGGAATCCCCGGTGACCTAGGAGAAGGTATTTCACAACCTCTATATAAAAATCGCTGGAGAATTCAAATGAATTTGAGAGGTCAGGATGGGGATGGCGTAAGAGCGGTTACATCAATGGCCATCACGGCTGATAGACCAAAAGTAGAATACGAAGAAATTCAATTAGATAGATATAACTCTCGTGCATTTCTACAAGGAAAGTATACCTTCCAGCCTATCACGGTCGTAATAGAGCCAGATATGGGTGGAAGATGTCATTTGGGCATCCAGAGACAAATGGAAGTACAGCAAAAACTTATTGGTCCGGATCGTGGTTTGTATCTGGGCCAAGCAGAAGCAGGATCTGACTACAAGTTTTCCATGATAATGCAATTGTTGAATGGTTCTCACCCAAACGCGGGTGGAACTGCAATTTTGGAAGAATGGTTTCTTGAAGGGTGTGCTTTAAACAATGTTGATTTTGGGGACCTAGATTATCAGGCGTCTGAAACAATTAAAACCACTCTGACGGTTCGTTATGACCATGCATACTTGGTAGTCCGTGGAAGAGCGAAGTCTGCCCTAGGCGGCGCTGCTTAAAGTATATAAAGCTCAATTGAAAAATACAAAAAAGGCCACAAAAATGTGGCCTTTTTTTATAAATAAAATAAAGGTGTGGTATCTTTACATGAAAATCCTAGCTAGAGTGCAATACGCTATACGTCAAGGTAACTTCGATGAAGCCAGAGAAGTCTTGAGTCAACAATCACAAACCTTTTTAGTGAATGATTTCGGTCCTAGTTTTGTCGTCGAGCCTGAACAACAAATAGACCTTAGTTACGCAGATTTGCAGAAAGACTATGGCGGCGGTAGGGTCTCTAGGGGGCTTATCTTCCTAGAATTGGTATCTTTATCAAAAAAGGGGAAAAATCTAAATAGTGTGTTGTTGTTTGATCGAATTCCCCAATATGCTAGCGTAAAAGCTTTGGATTTTGCGAAAACAACCGATGATAAGATCAGATTCGTTTCGGAAAGTTTGGGAATTGGAAACCTTGTATCTGAATTGAGCATCTATAAAAAAGACCTACATGAAAATACTAAGACTAGATTGGTAGAAGTGTTTGATCAAGTCAATTCCGGCACATTCCTGAGAAAGAACAATGAAGATGTTCTTTCTTTTCTCAGAAAAAGTGTTAGAACATTAAAAATTTCGAAAGAGAGACTGGTGATTAGATAATGACTGGTATAATAACAGGCCCGCTTTTATACACAAACGGAAGCGCTCCCGGACCAAGAGTCGCAGATAAATTTGCCTCTAGCGAAGCCCCAAAACTAAAATTTAACTTTTTTATCAAATTTCAATTTCGTCAAAATTCTCCTCCCAATGCCGAGTCTTTGGGTGAATTGTCAATAGAATCAAATTATCTACCAGTAAAGACAGCAGGTAGAATCACCCCTATCATCAATTACAAAGATGTTAACTATTATGGGTATAGGACTAAAGTTGCTACTAAAACCGATTTTTCGGTCCTGAACGTTACTCTGTATGATGATTCCAGCAACAGAAGTCATGAATTGGTCGACAGCTACATGAAAGCCATCAGTCCTCTAGCCGACGCTAACAACGCTGATAGTGTAAGAGGTCTTACTACTGTTCAAGCACTACAAAACGGTAGTGAATTGGGCATTATAAAAACTATAACACTATGGCACGTGTCGAATGGTGGAGATAAGAAAACACAATACGAATTTTTTAATCCCAAAATAACAAACATTATAGCAGACGAACTTGATATGTCTGCATCTGACGTATCCTTAATCAATATTGCTTTTGTTTACGACGGATACAAAGTTACACACCTTTAAGTTTCAAAACTAAAATCATACCATAAATATGTCTGCCAATATAAGGAGTAGATATTATGCTTAAACCACTAAGAGACGAGGTGTTTGTCGAAATCGAAGAAGCCGAAAAAAGAAAGTCTGGGATAATTTTGCTCGGTGGATCGGGCAATAGTAACACCGGGACCGTCAAAGCAGTGGGTCCCGGATTCCGAAACCCTCACGGGGTTGTTGAGAGTATTCCGCTTAAGCTGGGAGACCGAGTGTTTTTCCCTAGGGGTACGGGGTTGCGTATAGAACATGAAAGAAACGAATTCCTCATGCTTAAGTTTGGCGATATCATGGGTAAGATAGAGGAATAACAATGCCTAAGCATAGACCCACATCTGGTGGGCGGTGGGCTGAAGGCCAGTTTCAACCAAAAAACCCAGAAAAATATCTAGGAGACCCAAATCAAATTTTCTTTCGATCTTCGTGGGAACAAGAAGCATTCAAGTTCTGCGACAATAACCCTTACATAATCAAGTGGGCGTCTGAAGAAATCGCTATACCATACCGCAAGCCTAGTCCCACAACCGGAATGTTGGTAGATTCCATATATCTTCCGGATTTGTTCGTTGTGATTAGTGATGAAATGGGCGAGATTCGCAGGGAATTGATTGAAATCAAGCCTAAAAAACAAACACAAAAATCAAGAGCTAGAAAACCGTTACAGCGGGCAAACGAAGAATATACTCTTATGGTCAATCGTTTGAAGTGGGAAGCGGCAGAACATTGGTGCAAGCAACGCAATATAAGGTTTAGACTTTTGACCGAAGACGACCAGTTCTTATAAATAATTCAATGAATAGCAATGGTTTAACCAGATTATGTATAAAAAAACAGTAGAAGAAACGGCAGCAAGCGGTTCTGTGGGAGCACACTCCATAGCCGTAAGAACAGACGGCGCGAAAGACGATTTCCCAACCCAACGTAGGGGTGGGAGTTTTTTAGACTTTATGGAAAAATTTAACTCTCGTCTCAAGAACAAAGCAAACATGAAACTTGTCGATTCTAGTAGACCTTTCCCTAAAAAGCTAAAAGAAAACGTATCTTTGGATCAAGTATATTCTAAACTTAGTGGTATTCGAAATCAGGGTAGAATGGAAGACAACAATACATCCACTTACGGGGTAGAAGACGACGACGGAAACTTGATGAAAATTACCGTTAGAGGAGATCAGGCCGAAAAGTTTGAGGTTGCTTTAGCACAAGAGTTGGGTGAGCTTGAAAATTACAAGATGACAGGCAGGGGTGGTTATGGAAGAGAAGTTTCCATAGCAGAAGTTCTATATAACCTCAAACAACAGTTTGATATCATCACAGTAGAGTTTCCCGAAATACCCACTAATAAAGTTTACAATGCGGACAAGGTTTCTGATCCAGAAGATGCAGAGTTCGGTGAAGAAGAATTCCAGAAAGACGACGCCGATTTTTCTGATGATGAAGAATTCAATATGGACGGCATGGATGACACAGACGGCGATGCTGGCGGGATGGATGATCTTGGTGACGGCGACGACGAAACACCGGAAGACAGTGAACTTCCAGAGGAAGAAGATTTGGGTGTTGAGTTTGGTGATGAGGAAGAAGACGAGGGCGGTGCCAGCGGTCTACTGAAAAATATTGTCCAGATGTTGACTAAACAAGCAGAAGCACAAGCAGCACAGGCAGAAGCAGAAGCCGAAAAATCTCGCGCGTTGCAAGCTGAATACACTGCAATGGCCGCAAAAGAAGAGATGGCAAAACAGACCGAACTTGCCAAAATGGAACGAGAAATGGAGGCACAGAAAGAGAGAGAAAAGGACGCCAAAAAGATGGCGGAGTTGGCCCGTCACAAATTAAGCAGTGTCTCTGAAGGTGGATCGTTTTTGGGCACCCTATTAGAACTAGACGATTTGGAAAACGAAATGACCATGAGGGTGAAAAGGCGACAAGCCCAACAGATCGAAGACCCGGCGGAAAGACGTTTGAGGCTTCAGAGTATCACCTCTGACAGAAGGCTTGTGGCACATCGAAATCAGAAAGAAAAAGAAGAGCGCGAAGAAGAAGAGCGAAGAGAGAAAGAAGAGGGAGATGACAATGCACCTCAAACGATACACAATAGGAGAGAACAAAGATGAGAATCGAATATGTTCTCGAATATGTTCTCGAAATGATAGAAGATGAGTTTGAACTGTTTGAGGAAAACGAACTATTCGAAGATGGTTCACTGATTCCCGAAATACCGGTTAAGCGTTCCAAGAGAACAGTCACTCGACAGTTTAAACGCTATGGTAACAAGTTTGACCGCCAATACCGTTGTATGACTGGGCCTAGAAAGGGTAGACTCGTAAAAAACCCACAAAAATGCGGAATGCGAAAAGACCCAAAGCAGGTGCGAGCCGGTAAAAAATCTTCACGAATGAGAAAGGGAGAAAGAGTCAGAAAGACCCAACTTGCGAAGAGAAGGGCACCATCCAAGACAGTTCAAAGGCTAAACAAAAGAATGCGTGGAGAGGCATAAATGAACGTAACGGAGATTAAACCCCCAAAAAGAGTTTTGGACCAATTCGACTTTACCATATTTCTGGCTGGCGCTATCGATATGGGTTCAGCGGTGGATTGGCAAACAGAAGTAGTAAAACATCTAGAGTCTAAAAAAGACGAAAGTACAACATCTATTGGGGTGTTCAACCCCCGTCGGAATGACTGGGATGAAACTTGGAAGCAAGACATAAACAATTCTAAATTTTTTGAACAGGTGTCTTGGGAACTGTCACATATAGACAACTGTGATATTGCGGTTGTTTATTTCACAAAAGACAGCAAAGCCCCCATAACCCTAATGGAACTGGGGAAGTTGTCCGAAATCAAACCACCAGAACATATAATTGTTTTTTGTCCGGAAGGCTACCACCGTAAAGGTAATGTTGATATTGTATGTTATAAAAAAGGCATAGCGGTGCATACAAAGCCTGAAAGTTTCTATGCGGCCATAGACAAGGCTTTGGGTCTATCAGAGCCCCAGAGCGTCTCTGAGAGCGTCCAAGACGTATCAATAGTAGAATCAAGAATAGAGAAAGATTCTTCTGATGAGGGATTTGTTGAAATAGAACTATTTGAAACGATAGAGACTGCTACACTAGGAGAACAAAATCTATTGGTTGTTACAGAATATGATGAAGTTAAATCGGATGATTCTTGTATCATGGGGAATGTTACTTTCCGAGACAAAAAGTTTTTTGCTGGAATATGTAAAGAAAATGGTAGTGTGAAAACAAATCTGTATTTTAAGCGTGATGGACAACGGGTTTCCGAAAAGTTTACGATTGTTACGACTAGTGACGAATACCCCACAGAACAAATCATCATCGCAAAGGAACATTGATACACACTTTTTCGTGTGTCATAAATAACATCATAAAAACAATACATTATAGTCTCAATGGAAAAGAAAAAACCATTTCTTATTTTACGTGAATTCTTGAACCCTCTAGCATGTGAACAAATCATAGAAGATTTGAGGGTTCGTAACACATATCCTATTATAGGACAAGACGGATCTCCTAGGAAGAGCATTTTCCACAATAACCTGAACACGACAAGAATCATGAGGATGTTTGACGGAGTGGTGACAAGTTTAGAAGAAAACTTCGATACAACATATCTGGGAACACACCAATTGATGTTTGAATGGTATCCAACCAAATATAAGAAAGCTGAAGCTATAGTAGACGCATATCAATACCAAAAAAATGGTGGTTGGAAAAAATCAAACCTTATTGACTTTACAGGAATACTGTGGTTAAACGACTATAATGACAAAGGAGATTTTGATCCTTTCTTTGAAGTATATGGGGGGAACCTAAATTTCCCCAACTTTGATATCAACTTTCGTCCAGAGAGGGGTACATTAGTTATTTTTCCGTCTGCTCCAAATTTTGTTTACCACGTGGGAGAAGTATCATTCGGAAGCCTCACGCAAGTACATTTTCAGATACGAAGCACCGGGGACTTTCAATTCAATAAAGACGATTACGATTTAAACCCTTCAAATTGGGATTGATCTTTTTGCCCCAAGATGTTTAACTACATGCCTCGAAGAGACAAAAGGTGAAATTAGTTATATGTATCTTTCTACGCAACTAACAGAAGACCGAAAAAACGTTATTGTTTGGGAAAGAGGCCCAGACGGTAAGAGGGTCGCTGTATATTACGATGCCCCATATGAATTTTTTGTAGAGAACGAAGATTCTGACCAAGAATGTTATTCCGTTACAGGAAAAAAACTAGAAAAGATAGAGTTTACGAGCCATTATGATTTCTATGGCGGCAGGAAGAGATTGAGAGAAGCGGAAATAAAGATATACGAATCTGATATTTCTCCCGAACTCAAAGTTTTGAGTGACAACTATTACAATAGTCCCCTTGACGGGGATCTTCATGTAACTTTCTATGACATTGAGGTTGATTACGACCCAGAGAGGGGTCATTCTAGACCCGACAACCCGTATGCTAGAATAAGTTCTATCGCTCTATACCATAAACACACTGACGAATCTATCGTCCTTGCATTAAGACCGAAGACGGGCGAATGGTCTAAGGTCCAACTAGACGAACTTCCTAGAGACTTATTTGATCATTCCAAGATTGAATTACTATCTAACGAAAAAGAATTGTTGACGCGTTTTTATCAAGAGATAGAAGACAGTGATGTCGTTAGCGGTTGGAACAGTGACTGGTTCGATGACCCATACATCTATAGTAGAACCATGAAAGTCTTGGGTAAAAAATATACGAGGTTGATGAACTTTCCAGAGTCCGATTTGGATGTTCGTGTGGACGAACGCGAGAAATTCGGCACAATGGAAATGGTGGTTAAACCTCATGGGAGAATTTGGATAGACTTCATGGAGATGGTTAAGAAATTTGATGCGAGCGAACGTGATTCTTATTCTTTGGAATCCGTTGCTGAAGAATCTCTAGATGGGTTTCAGAAGTTGAGTTACGACAAATCTCTGTATAGATTGTATCACGAAGATTTTGACGAGTTTTTACGATACAACATTCGAGATACAGACATTTTGAAACATCTTGACTTGAAGTTCAAGTATATGGACCTAGCTTTGAACTTTTCTCATATGACAACCAATAATATTCCAGCGGTTTTGGGAACAACTAGTACGTCCGACACAGCTATTCTAAATTTCTGCAAACACGAGCAGGACAAAAGGCTTGTGTTGCCGGATGCTCCTTATGATGTATTTGATGATGGTACAAAGTTTGAAGGTGCTTTCGTATTAGATCCACAAATAGGTCTACACGAATGGATTGCATCTGTAGACATTAAATCTCTATATCCATCTAGTATGAGGGCCATCAACATTTCACCCGAAACAATAATAGGTCAATTCTTCGAAAACGAAAAAGCGTTTGAATACATTCAAGAAAAATCGGGAGATATACATCTTACCCTGCTCTACGAAGATGGAAATGATGAGACCATGACTGCCTCAGAATGGAGAAATGCTCTAGAGAAGCGTAACTGGGCAATAAGTGGCCATGGGACAATTTTTGATCAGGCTAAAGACGGGGTCATACCCTGTATCTTGACGAAGTGGTTCGACGAGCGAATCGAATATCAAAAGAAAAAGGTTGACGCTTATGCGAAACATCAAGAAACCAACGAAGAACGATATAAGAAGGAAGCCGAGTATTACGACAATATACAATACTTGAAAAAGATTCAGCTTAATTCTCTCTATGGGGTATTCGGAAACAAATATTTCAGATTTTTCGATGTTAGACTCGCAGAATCCACAACCAAGACCGGTAAGAACATCCTATTGCATATGGCTAAAAAAATAGCTCTTATTTTAGACGGAGAGTACAAATATCCTTCAAAATCAATACTTTATGGTGATACTGATAGTGTGGTCGAATCTTCAGTAATTGAAATCAATGGGGAATTTAAGAATGTAGGAGAATGGTTTAAAGAACATTCGACAAAATACGGTACATATATGGAGGGCAAAAAAGAAATCATAAAGATGCACGGAGACAACAATTATTCACCATGTTACAACCCAGAAACTAAGAGAATAATTGATAAAGAAATTCTTACGATATACAGACACAAAATAAGTAAACCACTATTTCGCATTGAGTTGGAATGTGGAAAAATTGTCACAGTGACAGAAGACCACTCATTGGTAGTAGAGCGGGACGGTCAATTCATTGAAATAGCCCCCGACGACTTGAAAAATGATGATGTTTTTATAACTATCAACCGTGATACTGATAAAAGGAGACTGTAGATTGGATAAGAAGATTATAAGATCAAAAATTAAAAATATAACAAAAATTGATAATCCGGAAGAACAATATGTTTATGATGTTGTCATGAAGGATGCGGCCTTTCCATATTTTATGGCAAATGACATTTTAGTCCACAATAGCGTTTATTTCTATTCCGGTTTAGGCGAAGAGGACATCACGGCGGAAGAGGTATCTGCTGTATCTGATGCAATTTGTAAGAAGGTCAATAAGAGTTATCCTCAATACATGAAAAAGGCTTTTAACTGCACTGGTGGTAGAGAGAACTACATCGTCGCAGAAAAAGAAATTGTTTCTGACCGGGGAATATTTGTCAAAAAGAAACATTACATTTTACACTTGGTTGAATTAGATGGTAAAGAGGTTGACAAAATGAAAGTCATGGGTCTTCAGATCAAGAAGACAAATATTCCCAAAGCCATTAGAATTAAACTAACGGATTTTTTCGAAAGATTTCTTAAGGGAGAAAGTTGGATTGTTATCAAAAGGGACATTGTAGACTACAAGAATTCTTTGCGGGATGGGGACATTTTTGACATAGGGGTTCCTTCCGGCGTCAACGATGTCGAAGAGGGTACGCAGGTATTCAAAACTGATCCGAAGAAAGTGTATCACATGGTCCGGGCTTCCATTCTTTACAATGAGTGCCTAAAAACTTATGAGGACCATGAATCGTATCCTATCCGATCCGGAGATAAAGTTAAAAAGTTTTATTTTCTCAAGAAGAAAAACTTTGGAATGTTTAATGCTATAGCACTACCAACGGATATGACAATTAGACCAGATTGGTTAACAGATTTCCTTCCATATGTTGACAGAAACCGCCAGATAAAATCTCTGGTAGACCAGCCCATTAAAAACATATTAGATGCCATTGGCGAAGCTGTGCCGAACAGCAGAAACACACTAGCGGACGAACTCATTGAATTTTAGATCACAAGGTATTATACTTTAAGAAACATTAAGGAAATAATGGATGATAAAATTATCAGAAGACAGCAAGAACATTGTTGTCGCTGCCGCCAAATACTGTAATATGGTAAAGATCGAAGCGGTAATGATCGATAAAAAAGGCATAAGAGCAAAACAAGATGATTTTGCGGTCTATGTTATCGAGCCGGGAGACTTTGATTATTTGGAATTTGACGAAATGTTTATGAATAGAGTAGATTCCTTTGCACCTAGAATAAAGATGTTCGAAGCCTCTAATATAGACTTTGACATTTTTGTGGAAACCAAAGAAAATGACGCTGGCGATCATTTTGTTACAAAGGCAATTTTGAAAGGTGGTAAGACTTCGGTAGAAGTTCGCTGTGGTAATCCTTCTATCGTTGCACGAAACCGGTGGCCCAAAAAGTTTAACGACCCAATTGACTATCAATTTACCTTGGATAAAGAGGAACTTGCCATTTTGAAAAGAGGTTTGAGTGCAATGGGTGCGGATCATTTTGAGGTTTCGTCGGAAGACGGAGAAACCATTTCCGTTCGTATAGTAGACGTAGAGGGTGATGTTCTAAAAAAAGAACTGGATGCAGAATTAAATGTGTTAAACGATGATGCGGAAGAAGAAATGAAATTCTCGTACATATTCAAAATTCTTATTCCCTTACTCACACAAGCAGTAAGTCAAGAATCAGAAATAAGAATTTCTAGGAAAGGTGTCATGTGTTTGAACATATCCGGGTTGAGCGTATACATATTTCCGGGCGTAGACTAAAATTACAAAGGTGAATAATTATGTTTGGTAATAAAAAGAAAATCGAAGCACTAGAAGAGAAAATCGAAGCACTAGAAACAGATTTAATATGCATGACACAAGAACTCGAATCCAATTTCGGCGAAATGAGTGACATTTTGGAAGGCATCAACTCTCAGATGGAAGGTTACAGGAAGTATGAAGAGAACAAAAGAATCATGAAAGATTCAGACGAACCGTGGGCGGACTTTATGACTGAACTCACCTCTGACGGAAGAGTCAAAGTCAAATTTGATTGGAACAAGGCTATGATTCAAGAGCTTAGAAGAATGGGGTTCAATGCCCAATCTGAGGAAGATTTAATTTCTGCGTACTTCTCCAAACTGGTTGGGGAGCATGGAGAGGTCATGTCACACGAAGATTTAGAAGGGATCAAGAACGCGTGAACCGTCTCTTAGTGGTTGATTCTAACAACCTCATACATATCGAATTTCACAACAATAAGGGTTTTGACGGTGGAAAGGCGGCTGTCGATCTTGCTATATCT